TTTGTTCGTTATTCAGGAGACGACCCTTCATTCAAGGCTATGAACGATGCGTACGACGCGTGGGACTCCTGGCAACCCCAGAGTCCGGTAGAAGAGCTCTTAAAAAATGCTATTAATAGTAATGAGCACTGTGGAGGGATGGACAGCGAATGAATTTAAACTCATCGATGATGATAGTGACTCTAACTCCGACTCTGACTCGGAGTCGGATAGCGATACGTCCAGGACGAAAGGTTATAAAAAAATAGAATACAAGAAGATCGCACTCGAAGAAGACCTACTCCCGGAATAATTTCTGTTTGTATATTATATTATACAATGAAGCAGGCGATCGACGCTGTTAACTTGGTGACCCAGGAGCTCGAGTCTCAATCCCTCAACGCTGTCGTTGCGGGTTTCTCTTTCGCGGCCGCGCTCGCGTGGATGGACTTGGTTCGATTCTTGATCAACCAAATCGTTAAGGTTCAGCGCAATGGTGGTATGCATTATACGTTGACCGCCTTGTTCACGACGCTTTTGTCCGTGACTGTCTACTTGGTGATGTCTCAAATGTCCTCTCGTGTTCGCAAGCCGCTCCAGCCAGTTTACGCTGTTACGCGGGCGTAAGCGGTTTACGTTTTGTAAGCATCAAAGCGATGATGCCAATAAAAACAATCATAGCTATGGAAGCATACTCTTTCCATCTATAAGGATTCTCCAATTCAGGAATACTTATTGGTGGCGGTAACTCCGTTTTTCGATCAACTTTAGGTAAACTTTCGAGTTTGTCAGTAGACCCAGTAATTTCCAACTTAAGCACATGATCTTGGTTTCTAAAATCATAAGGAATGAGACGACCATGACTCATATAGAAGAACTCGACTCGCAAATCACGAATAGATCGCTGCGGTCCAGAGTGAAATTCGTGTGTCAATGGATCGTCAGCTCCCGCGTGAACTATTTCACCACTTTTCGTAAGAATACGCCCCGTATAAAAGGGTGTATTTGAGTATACAGTTTTATTGAACTGGTCGGATCCAGAACTCAAACGGACAATAATCGAAGTCGGTCCAGTAAGATTTAATGCACCCGTAATAATGCGACCATTTGTCGATGTGTAATCAAGAGAAGCAAAACCTAAAACCTGGTGTGGTGTTGTGTTTGAAGACGTATTACTCGTATATCCATTTAGACCCGTTCCGAATTCAAAAGTAAATGCATTTGAATCACCTACATTTGAAAATGTTAATGCATTCGTATCATCGTCGTATACAATAGAGGTTACATTAGATACAGGTGGAGCGAGTTCATTCAAAAGATCGGATGCAAGATCATGTGCATTCGAATAATTCGTTTCATTGAGCGTGACGAGTGTTCCATCCACAGTAAACGATTTATTTGCGGAATGAATGAGAAGTTGTGTATTTGGAATTTTTGCTGATACGAGTGAAATTTTCGAAACGTTATAGATTGGATTTTTCAAACTCACAACATATTCGGAACATGATGGATGCAAAGTAGCATCTCTTTCACTGCTATCGATGTCGAGGCTGTAGACCTTCATTAAAATATAGGTACAATATTTTAATGAGTGTTTTACTCGGATATCTAAATCAATCTAATAGAAGCGTTGTGCCAATGGATTCTTTACAAGCTGATTCTTCGCCACGTCGAGTTCATTACATCGGGCATTCGGGTTTTCGTTACCCTTGTACGCGTTGAGGTTGTAATACTTATCATTCGTGTAGTGTTGCGTCCAGCCACCGTTCGCGGCATTCATGCGACCATCGATTCTGGTGGTATCGGCTCGAACACTGGAAAGAACACCACTTTGCTTCAAAGCAGTTTCTCGAACATTCATACGACCCGCGTTACCAGGTCTGTTCGCCTTACCACGACGATCATCCGCTCTGAAACCATAGTTTTGGAGTTGTTCTGTAGTGTATCCCTTGTAACCACGTTCCTGGGCGATTGTGCTACCAGGGGCATTCTTGTAACCACCATGGAAATTATGAATACCCGGAGCCGGATGATTATTGTACTGATACTGGAATTCATTCGCATCAGACTTGTTACGCGTCGGGTCTTGCGCCATCGTTCCTAGAGGAATGAAACGCTTCGCCGGTGCATTTTCGAGACCATCCGTACGCAAACCAGTCTCGGCACGGTTCGTCGTACGCTTCGTGCGTTCGTGTTCCTGTCGAACCATACGCCCACCCATGCCCTGCGCGCGTCCGGGCATTTCTGGGCGTCGACTTGGAAGGAATGCCGTCTTTTCTGGCATGTTATGCGTGACTTCACCAATGACACCGTGGCGACCACCGGAGATATCGTGCGCTGGACCAGAACGACCTGGGAGCGTCGTCAAACGGTATTCACCGACATTGACAGGATTGACACGGAACAACTGCTGATATCCACCGTACGCCGGAACATTCGGTCCAACACCAACACCCGGACCAACCATTTGCTTCTCAATCGGAGACAGATTGTTCATACGACCTTGATCGTACATACGATTGCGCATATTCAAGATTTCTTGACCACCGCTTCGTTGTTGTGGAGCAATGACAGCAAACGACGGTGTTTCATTCTTCGGTTGCACAGACACTGGATTGTCGAAACGAGTTTCTCTGAATTCTGGAACCTGATCAGACAAGAGAGGTTCTTGTGGTTCAGTAATGAGACGGGGACCTAATTCTGGAGGTTCGGTATCTTTACTGAGGGATCGACCCATGTACACCAAACCGGCGACAGCTAATACTGAGATGGGATCAGCCATTCTTACTTCTTGCTAATATTTTTATTATGGTATCTCTGATTAAACAAGCCATTCTGAAGATCGGCGCGCGTACTGGTTGGTTCATAGCTCATGGATTGAAGCGGAACTTTACATTCCATATTTTGAAGAGGAAAGAAGTTACGTTCATGAGTTTTGACCAAGAACTTGTTAAATTGAGACGTCGACTGAGGTCTGAGCTGATCGCTTGTATCGATATACTGCGCTGGAGATCCCTTACCAGCCATGTACGGCGCGGTACCGTATAACATGGTTTGGGGTCTCGAGCCAAAGTTCAACGTACTCGGTTGAGGGTATACGAAAACGTCATCCGTCGCGCGGTTTGTCGGGACTGCCGGATTTTCAACAAGCGACAAGCCTGGTTGGAGCTGATATGCCATTTACTATTACGTAAGAATATTTATCGTCTGTCTCCACTGAAATCCAATCCCGAGAAAGCGCCGAGCTGAGCACCTCTCGCATTCGGGCTGCAAGCACCCGTGTCACTTCTACATAATGGGCGATGCCTGTCACCATAGCACCATTCCGCGAATGCCGTTTGATCACCTGGGATAGAGGTGACTGGTCCACTCACAAACTGTCTAGACGCAGCACTCTTTTGATACATCGGCAACGGGGATCTCGAACGACCTGCATCATACGGGATGCGATCATCCACAAAACTACGAACAATCGGTTTAACTGACGAGTAATCACACGCCGGTGGCCTGTTAGGATTATCCGTGATGTCCGTCAAAAGAACATTTGCCATCGGATTATCGATGGAGGGCATTTGACACCCTTGACCACCAAACGTCGGGCGACCATACGTCTCTTTGATCATCTTCGCCTTGTACATAACATAAAGAACACCGAGGATCGTAGCACCGAGCACGAAGATACGAATGTCTCGTCGAATCAAATAAAGAAAACACGTTGCATAGATGACGAATCTCGAAGCTGCATTCACGCGCTCTTCTGGAGATTGTTTATTCGTCGGCCAGAATTGCAAAACCTTTGCCGCCTTGATCAGCTCTTTCGGATCGTCAAACCAAGCTTTCATTTATATAATGTGAGGTTTATTTTTTCATAAGGTTACCAAACATACTGTTCATAGTCTTCATGAGAGCCGCCTCATCGATACCACTCCCGTCATCACCCATCTTGTCGGCGCAATCCTTTGCGATGTTTTCAATCATGCTCAGGGTTTCCGCTGGAATAGCGGTGATCGTTGTACCGAGCATGTAGAGTGTTTGTAAGTATTGCCAGATCGCATCCTTCGTAGCAGTAGAGAGGGACGAGTTCCAATTTTCCTTGAAGTTCAACTCAGAGAGGTATTCGATGTTTTCCAAATCCTTAAGAATAAATGATTCGTCCTTTTGTGAAATCTTATCGGCGTACGGTGTAATTCCACCCATGAACGTATCCACAGCCATTCTCGGGTTCGCATCCTTCAAGAGTTCGAATTGAGTCATAAACTTTTTAATGCCTTTCTCCTGTGGGAAAGTCTTGTGCAATTCCACAAGAAATTGAGTCATCATGTCATTAAACGCAGAAACCGACGCCATTTTATTACTATACCCTCAAAATCTTTAAGTCTAAAAAGGTTCCGTGGAAATCGACTCACGTTGACCGATACCATTCGAAACAATGAAATAAATAAGAATCGCGTTGAGCGCCGCTGGCTTCGTATACTGAGCCATCTTGAGCTTACCTTCGTTATTCAGTTGAGCCTTGGCGTGAATGTAGATCGCGGTGATGAGCCCACCGATGAGCGCCGCCCATACGGGGTCTCGCAAATAGTCGGAGAGTTCCATTTAATTATAGCCAACTTTTTTTGTTCGCTGTTCTGGAGCGTCACCAAAAAAGACACCTTCGTCACCGGCTTCGGGTTCGTGTTCGGGTGC